TTCCCTTTGGTACCCGGAATGGGGGTTGATAGAGGGGGGGGCTCTGCCATAGTCATCTTGGTTTTGTCCTTCTCATCAATGCCACACCATCAGCCGTAAGTTTGTCTGTATTCCTGTCATGTAGTGTGTTGTGTATGGCCCGGCTTAGGCTTATTAGATTCCACAAGCAGTACGCGTACTCTGGGTACTCGTCCACCGGGTAAATATGATGTACAAGTTCCGCCGGAATGTTCTTTCCATATCGCTTGGATAGCTGACACTTGTAGCCATCTCGGCACAGAGCAATTTTCGCCAAATGTTTCCACTCTTTTGAATTGTAATCAAATTTCCCCATCTTTTTTCGAAAATCCTCTTGACAAATATAGTGCACTATGCTATAATTTAACCATGGAAAGGAGGTCAGGACATTGAGCAAGAAAAAAAGCGGTAACAAGAAAGTCAGCCCAGAAAGCAAACTCAATCTTGTTACCGCAATCCTCAATCTTGTGATAGCCCTCATACTTCTGTATGAGAAGTTCACAAGCTAGAGAGGCGAGGGGAGTAATCCCCTCCCTCCTAAAGGATAACAGATTGACTGCTCAGTGTCAAATTGTTATGCTGGTCTATATTTTATGTACCGTCAGCATTGTGCTATCTATTTGCTCCATCGTGATTTCTCTCCGAAAAAGGAGGTAATACAGTGGAAGGAAATAGAAAGTACACCACGCAGAAAAAATACCTGTCCACCCAAAAGCAACTGCGCGTCTGGCTCGATCCAGACAAATATGCCGCTTTGAAACAGAAAGCGCAAAATAACGGGATATCGATCTATGCCCTTGTCAATGGCTGGGTAGATCAATACTTGCATGAGGAACCGGAGGAGTAATCCTCCGGTTTTTTCCGCCCCCGTCTCCTGCAACTGCGGGGCAGCATGTACCCCTTCCGGGGTATGTTGCGGATTTTGTCAGGCTTTCCGCGGGCCTGTCCCTTTCGGGTGGTGCCACCGCCCGCCTCGTGCGGCGAGGAGCGGCATATGTCCCCTGGCGGAAGGAAGCAGGAGGCAACATCCAACCGCCAGGAGGTGAGGAAAAGAAGGGTGGAAAGAAGGGAGCGTGGAGAAACCCCCACGCTCATATTGTCGCATATTCTGTTCTCAGTGAATCCCTTATAAGGGAATCATAATAACTTTTTATATGGGAGAATAAAAGGTTACATCAATTTAGGGTTGTTTGTCCTGCCGAATAAGTAGTCTATGGACACATTGAAGTGGTCTGCTATCTTTATCGCGGACGGAATCTCTGGAATCACTCCATCTTGTTCGTATCTCAAGATTGAATTTTTGCTGATTCCGCAAAGTTCCGCAAGGACACATGGCTGTATTCCCTCTTTCTCCCTCAGCCTCCTCAGCCTCTCCGGGAACTCGTTCAATGGCTATCCCTCCTCACGCTGTCTGCCCTCCCCGTCGTGGATGTTGCCTCCCAGCATCTCACAGATAAACGCCATATTGCAGGCCATGTGCTTGTAGTGTGGAATCCCGCTCTCTGTGTCTACGCTGTCAGGCTTGTCCACAAAAGCCAGTGTGTGTCGTAGCAGGGCATTGATGTACCGGCGCAGCTCCACGGTTTTCCAGTTGCCCGGATCGTGATACTTCTGGTTCCCATACATGCGGACCTCTGCAATGTCCCGTATGATTTGTGTAGGCACAAGGTCGAGCTCCAGCTTCCCAGCATCTGCTTTTGCCTGCTGATTTTCCCAGCAGCTTGTGATTATGGTCTCATACACGGATGTCATACTCCTCTCTCAGTACAGTACGAAGGTCCCACAGGTCCACATAGCCCTGCGCCACGCTGTCAGACAGGTCCTCTATCTCCTTCCAGATACGGTGCAGATCCTCGTTGGATGCGTTCTCCTTGTCCTTCATGACCGTAAGAAAGAGTACTATGGCAAGTGAGAGGGCCTTGTTCTGCGCATCTTGCTTTGCACGCTTCACATCTGCCTGAGTGGCTGGACGGCGGTGTGGGTTAGTCTTTTTTTGCATTAGGCATGTCCTCTCCCTCAATCACCCTTCCCATCGTTCAGCGCCTCCCATCTCTCCATCACCATCTGCACGGCCTCGTCCGTTTTTGCCTGCCCACAATTCGGGCAGAAATTAACTTCTTGCTGGACGAAAAACCCACAGCTTGAGCATTCACACCATGGTAGTTTGAAATATCCAGTTGTAGATAGAACTGACGGAACTTCTTCGTGTATCCAATAACCCCGTAGCTTCAATATCTCCTCCACCTCCTGCTCCGTCCAGCGGGGCTTGCGGATGATGCGGTCGGGGTGGTTAATAAGTTCGCACACACGATCAGAATCCATGAGTGAGCCAATGTTTGTCCGTATGACACCCTGAAGATCTACATAGGCATCTATGTACGGGCCAGCGTCAAACTTCTCTTCTGGTTCAACCCCCAGCACTTCACAAATGCGTGGGCGTACCATTTCGGTGGCATCACCAATATGCTTGTCCATGTTGGCCTCCTCCTCTTTGTTCAGATAATCTTGAATGATCTTTGCTCTTTCTTTTGCAGCATCGGCTATCCGTTTCAGTCCATTTGTCAATGCAGTATTAGGATCATCCTCCACCACCTCATAGCCCAAAAACCTGTCGTATTCCTCCGGGTGGTCAATGGCGTATCTGGTTCTGAACCTGGTGTCGGGGATCTGCCAGACGCTATCATATACCTCCCCTGTCTTACTCCGAAACTTCATGGGCGGCCTCCTCCTTTTTCTCCCACAAAACGCATTTATCATCAGGACCAATTTCTATATTGAGATTATGTACGCCGCAAATTTTTTGTCCTTTGTAATGGATACAGTTCTTGCAGGAATCATCCTCCATCACCTCATAGCCCATCAGGCGGGCGGCTTTGTGGGGATGATTTGCGGCCCACCCTTGGCAGTTCTGCTCTCCTGCCGGAGCATAGAGGCAACAATCTTCGCATCGGCCTCTGTTCGGTCTATCACAATATGCTGTTACTGCTTCACTGATGGAAAACACTTCCCCCGTCTCAGGGTTACGAAACTTCATGTTCGGCCTCCTTGTCCATACAACACCCACAATCTTCACAGTACAAAGGAATCTTTGTAGGGTTAAGCGGCAGTGAAAACCCGCATTGTGGGCAAGAATATAGTTTTAAATCGTGGTATGCTCCAACCATTTCGAGTTTCCACGCTTCATGCCTCACCTCCGCAACCTCGGCGGCGGGGAACTCGGCAATTTCTTTCATCACATCCAGCGGCTCATCCTGTTTGCTGAATAGATGAGATAAAAGCTGTTCCTTATTTATGTGCTCAGCCATTCTTCATCCCCTCCAGTGCGGCCCTCCGGTTCCACTTTCCAGCCGCTATTTCTTCGCCGAAAAAGCTGTCGCTGGTGAAATCGCATCCATGACACCAAATAAACCCTGTCGTGGTAGTATTCAAAGGCTGTTCATCATCTGGTACAAATACCACATTGTCGCTCCCGCAGAACGGGCATTTCTTTAATTCAAACATCCTGCTCCCTCACTTCATGCTTCCGTATCTCTGCCGAGATTTCAAATATGTCACTGTAAATATCTGCGTCCTCATCCTCACATTCCGTCAGGATTTGCGGTGCGCTTCCTTGCTCTTCTACTGCGATTTTCCAAACGCCTAAACCGGGCTTTCCGTAATGGACGCGGATAACTGTCCCATCAACAAAGTAAATCAAAACATCTCGATCATAGCAGCCGATTTCATCTTCTTCATAGGTGCTGCCCTCGATCTCTACAAGATCATCACTGCACCCGTAAACTTTAATCATTCTTCTTCCCCTCCAATGCGGCCTCGGCTTCCTCGCGGGTCAGGAAAACGGTCTTGCCAAAATCTCCGGGTGTCAAATGACCGCACCAAATCGGATATGTAATCTCTCCATCTCCACTAATTTGTACGCCATCAAGACGGCTCACGCTTGGGCAGTCATCACCTTTACGCCACTGATAGATAATTTGATCTGGCTTTGCAGGCAACACCACACACCGCCCCTCCCTGTCCGCCTGGGCCAGTTCGCGGAGGCGGTCAAGGTCGTACTCTTCGCTTTCATCGTCGGAAATAATGTCTTCGATTTCCTTCAGCCGCCAGTAAAACTCCATGGCATTTTTTCGGACTTCCGAAGCGTCAATAATCGTCCTGCGAATTGTGTTTTTATCAATAATTACATCCGGAATAGTTAACCTTTCCATGTCAGTCCTCCTTCTGCCGCGTGGTTTCTAAATATTCCATTCTGCTGGGCCGCCGGGATATTTTGACGGGATAATCATGATTCCGTTCTCTCTCATGATCTTCTTCATCCGATCCAACTCGGCCCGCAGCTTCTCGTTTTCGGCCTGGAGCGTGGAGAGGGCGGTGGCGGCTTCTGTTGTCATTCGCGGGATACACTTACTCATATCTCCACCGGCCCAATATGTACACTGCGTACACTGGTCGACTTTTGGGGTGCTTCCGCATAGCTTCACGGCCTCAATCAGCTTCTCAATGTCCATCAGGTTTCCTCCTTGTGGTATAATCTATTTGAGGTGATTTCCATGCTTTCAGAAAAGAATTATCTTGCTTTGCTCGAATATCGCAGCGAGAAATATACCGGTCCAAAAATAACAGAACAAATCAGTTATTTTAAAGAATGCGATTATATCCGGCCTACCAGCCACGAACTAAAAGAGCAATCTGGGGAGTTCTGCATGAACCCGACTGCATGGATCATCACTCCACGCGGAGACGATGCTTTAGCAGAGTTCGAGAATGTATCCAAACAAAAGTCCGATGAAAAGTCCCAAAAGAAAGAAGATCGTGCGTTTGATGTATTTCTTGTGCTTTTGGGCGCTGTTATCGGCTTGTTGATTGAACATTTCTCCGGTGTTTTTGGATGGATTGCATCTCTGTTTTAACATCAGGTTTCCTCCTCCCCAGCAGAAAATATTCCTCCCCATTGTTCGGCCATTGCTTTTGCCACACCAGGATAGGTCCTGCTTCTCATTTTCGCCCTGTCTTTGCTGGGCGGCATACGCCATATGCGCTGTTCTCGTCCACTCACGATTTCCGTTGGCTTCAACGGAGGAAGCCCCTTTAGCCAAAGGCAGGTTTTTTTTGTTTCTCCATGTCCAAATTGCCACGGTTGGATAATCTGATCTGGTTTCCGGTAGTAAGTAGACATAATTCCAACAGGGTTTTCAATCGCTATTCTGGGACAATCAGCTTTTTCAAACTCCATGAAAAAATCAATGCTTCTCTGTTGTCTCCCGTCCGCCCTTTTTTCAGCAAAATACCTTGCACCACTGACGGCCAGATCCGTACACGGCGGAAACGCCAGTATCATATCCCACCTCATTTTCAGCAGCTCCAGCGCGTCAACCTGTAAATGCCACTCAGGATGCCCGCCGGAACATGGCTCAATATCGCAGCTGTACGCCTCATGGCCCAGCGCCCGGAACGCCTTACAAACTTCCTGAGATTCCTCACAGGCAACTAAAACTTTCATGCCATAGATTCCTCCATCGTCATGGAGGTGAGCGCTCTTTAAACCGGTGCCTCCTATGGTTTGTTAATTTTTGTTTTATTCTTTCCTGTTATTTTTCCAAATGACGCGCCACTTCTGCTCTCTTCTAATCCGTTCTTTGTAGTTCTGAACGGTAGAGCTTGGCATACCCATACGACTCCCGATTTCCTTGTCTGTCATCCCGGCATAGAAAAGAGTTCGGAATTGGTCCAGATCGTATTTCAGTTCCGGCCCGGAATTGTCAAATTCCATCCTGGCCTCTGAGCCGTCTGATTCGTGCATCGGGCAATCGATGATATCATAGCTCTCCATCCCGCCTTCGCTCCCGTCGTGCTTAACCGTTTTAACTGCTGTCCAACCAGGGACTGGTTTGAATGCTGTCCTTTGTTTCTCCGGGTCCTCATCCGTCCACGGACACCCACCACTGTATTTCTTACAGGTCCAACATTTTTGATCCGCCACCCGTCCGCACTCCTCAAACTTCTGTAATAGTCAGGCCAAACCTCTCCTGCAGGAGCTTCTTTTTCATCTCGTACTGGGCCGTTTTGGTGGCCTGACTCTTGACATCCTCCACCACCGGAAGCCAGTGGATTTCACCTGTACAGTCCGGAGCGGTAGCTTTCTCATAAAAGAAGTCGGCTACATATCGGATAGCCCTGACTCTGTCCCCTTCCGGGGTTATGTAGCTCTCCTGAAGGGTAAATTGCTTTTGCAGTTTTAAATTCCGGATCCTTCCGGCGTTGAGCAGCAGAATCAGTTCATCATATCTGCGGGCTTCTTTTTTGCTGTCGAAGCGCAGATTTCCCCGATTGTCCGGCTCGTTGTGATATTTTGTTCCCTTGGCCGCCGCCTGATTACCCAACTTTTCCAGCACCTGTCTCTGCGCAGCGGGTCCAAATCTGGCAAGATCAGTTCCACTCAATCCCATGTCCCTTGCTTCCTTTCGTCTATGTACTCGTTCAGCCCGGGAAACCGCCCCTGTATCACCAGTTTCATTTCCCGAGGACCCTCCGCATCTGTTCCATACTTGCACTTACCTGTGATGGATCGTGCTGGTGGATCGCTCCAGGCGGCTCCTTCTGGATCTGGTTCTTTCCTTCTTTTCGCTTTTCTTCCTTCAGCTTGTCCACACACCAGGAGAGAATAGCCCGATAATCTGAATCATACTTTTTCCCGACAGAACCCTTGTAGTTGTCCAGGATTTCGATCAGCCTAGCGGTGTCGACTGGGCCATGAGCGGCAAGCAACTTGTCGTGCTCGTCGTTGGTCATGACTACATTTTCAGCCCATTGGACCTTCGGCTTCTTCGGATTTTTTGGCTTTTTGCCTCTTCCCTTGTGAGCGTGTGCGCTTTTATCACCTTCAGGTGATACAGAATCAGACTCAGACTCAGACTCAGACTCAGACTCAGATTCAGACTCAGATACGGGTTTTTTGGCTTTTGTTGGGTTATCTGAAAAACCCATTGGGTTTTCTGGGTTTTCTGAAAAACCATTCGGTTTCTTTGGCCTACCTCCCTTTTTACCGTTATCTCGATTCGCTGAAACCTTTGCGGCGTAGCGGATTGCGTTATCATCAAAATAGCTCTTGTTAAACGAAAACGCCATTTCAACAACAGGGTCAGTAATAACAGACGGTTCGTCCAAATGGTATTTCAACCATGCCTTCAGCAATTGGCCCGCTTGTTCATCTGAGAGTAAATTGATCTGTTCTGCCCACTCTGTCTTAACAACAAAGCTGTCTTTCAATTTCTTCTCCTCCCATCAAAACGGGAGTTCGCCATCATCGTCCAGTTCTGTGTAATCCCCAGGGCCTCCTGCAGGGCTGTTGTATGCATCCGAGGTATTTGCACTGTCTCCATCCCGCTTGGAGTCGCCAAAATATACACTGTCGGCTATTACCTCAGCAGAGACGCGTTTGTTGCCCTCTTTGTCTGTCCAGCTGCGCATCTGCAGACGGCCATCCACCACGGCCATCCGGCCCTTTGTGAAATACCGGGATACAAACTCCCCTGTAGTCCTCCAGGCCACCACATTGATAAAGTCTGTGGCCTTTTCTCCGGTATTTTTATCCTTAACATCACGGTCCACTGCCAGAGTAAACGACGCAACTGCTGTGCCGCTCTGTGTGTGCCTCAGTTCCGGGTCTTTTGTCAGCCGACCCATAAGCATAATTTTGTTGAGCATAATTCAACGATCCCTTCTGTAAATAAGTTTCTCTTCTGACCATTCCTCGTAATGCTCCCGCAAATAACGCCGCAGGGTGGGCCGCATTTCCGCCCTGTATGCGTTGTTATCGAATCGGGAATGACAGGCAGGACAGAGGGTCAGTATGTTTTCCTCGATACCAAGCCCTCCTTGCGCCCGCGCTATGTAGTGGGCACAGGAATAGTCCAGTGGGTTATTTGTCGGGGCTGGCTTTCCGCACCATCGGCAGCACGGCCACCCGTCGCAGCTGTCCCGCTCCGCCACTTTGGCTTTCACCTCGCAGTGTATCGCCAGTGCATCGGTGCGTCTGCTCATTGCTCTACCTCCAAGAAATCAAAAATGTTTGTCTGTGCATCGTCCATCCTGAAATTGAAATCAATCTCATCAAACCGCATTGACCTGTTAAATAGCTCCGTGCATTTGTTCGGTGCTGCTTGGCACTCCAAAAGCATGTCCCACAAGTCTGGGTGATGATCGTATAGGTGCCGCAGTTCCTTTTCCTTTGCGTTTGGGCAAAAGAAACAACCGCCCCGATCTGTGAACTCATAGATGGGCGATAACAGCCCGTGCTTTTTGCAAATCTCAAAAGCCATAGCTTCATCAAAGCCATATTTGTCCAACAGAGAAACCTGCTCTTTCCCGTCAAGCCTTGCAAGGCGATCTTGCTCATCTTTGGCGATCCCGATATATTGCACAATATCCTGACCCTTGAGAGATTTTTTATATTTCTCAATCGGGGGAACTTTGCAATCTCTCTGGATGCAGCATTTACCGCAAAGAGGCCACGCCCATATTTTCCCGGCGTTTGGCCCACGGCCAACTTTTCGGTAGAAGCAAGTCATGAATGTTCGCACCGACCTCAAAACAACCACTTTAACGCCCCGGCTCTCAAAGTACGGAATAGCGGTGTTGTAAATGAAGTCCCGGTGTTCCGGCACTTCTCCGCTGATCTCGTCCGCAAACATGACTTCGCAATAAACAACCTCGTCAAGCGGTTCGCCATGTTCAAGGGCCAGAAGAACCGTTGCAATGCTGTCTTTGCCGAAACTGCACGAGGCTATATGCTTCATTGCTCTACCTCCATTCCTCTGTCAATCTTGCCAACTCCTGCGGAGTCATGGTTTCTATTCCTTGCCCCTTACAATCCTCTACCACGGCGTTCAATATCCGACTCATTTGTTTAGTGTTATACTGGCTGGTCCCGTAGTAGGCCCGAATGACCATACGCTCCCCATCCGCGTCGTAGTCAATCTGTTGGGTCGGCCACCCAGTACCCAGCATCTCCCACGCATGTCTGAGGGTCTTGGCCTCATCCTCCGTCAGAATGAAGTCCCGGAAAACGCCGTACTTCTGCACATAGTCTAGGTATAGTTCCTCCTTGGTAGTCTCCAGTGCATCTGCCAGCTTGTCCAATAGCGTCCACAGATAGGCGTTACTTTTTAGGCTCCGTTTTTCCCGGTGTATATTTATCTCGATGTCATATTTCTTGCTGGGGACCATCTCACCCAAAAACTTCTTGGCAGTTTGGTATGGTACGGAGAGGCAAAGATAAGCGTCCTCTCCGTCCACAATTACCTTTGCCCTCGTGAATGTCGCTTTCAGGTTGCAGCCCATACAAACGCCCTCGCGTTCTTCGTGTCGTTCTTGATTGCCAGCCCTACAATCCTGCGCCCATCCTCGCTGTACGCGATTTTCTCGACGCTGAATTTGTCGTAGCAGCGGAACCCTTGTCCTGCCCTCTTGATTTCCGCCTTGTCGCCCTTAATCCAGATGAACGGAGATGTATACAGCGCTCTGCCGATGCCCCAGCGGAAACCAGCCCGCTTGAAACTGTCCGATGCTTCGCCCTTCTTCTCATTCCCCTCGCCATCTTCCCGGCTCTCGATTCCGCAGTCCCATTTCCAGATCATGTGCCCGTCCTGCTGACGGATACCGATTCCGGCGTAAAGGTTTCCTTTGATTTCCCGATAGTCATTCTCCCAGTTTTCCGGCCCTACGGTCTCATCCAACAGGTCCATATCCGTGCGTGCGGTCTTATACAGTAGACATACCACGCCATTCTCCTTGACCTGCTTGACCTTTACTTCGATCTCATCCTCGGTCAGATTTCTAAATATCATGTTATTTCCTCCACAACCTCAAGAGGACACCACGCGCCCACCGTCCTGTCATCAACGATATATTCTCCGGTTCTCCTGCATTGTTTCCTCGCGTAGGTCTCCAAAAGAGGGCAATGAGCACAGTCCATGTGTTCCGGCTGAAAAAAGAGGTCAACTGTTGCGTGAATGAACTCCGCACATCCGTCACATTTCATCCGGGTCAACCTCCCACGCGTCAACCATGCTGACACACTCGTCACAGCCTACAATCTCCAGGTCCGCGTTCCTATAAAAGGTTCCTGCTTCACAGCCACATACCGGGCAGCGGGGCCAGTTTGGTTCCCCGTGCGGCCAGCCGGTCAACTCTGCGTTCCGGATTGCCGGATGGTCAAGTATCGCACTGTTCATGATTGGCCTCCTGCTCCTCGCTCCAGCGTGCCGAGCGTGTATCAACTACGAGTTGTTCCAAAATGTCCAGTTTGTCTGTGTCCGGAAGGGCGGTGCAGGTAAGCACCGCATATTGTGCCAAGTGGTAAATCTCTGATCTCCTCATGGTGTGACTGCCTCCCATACCGCTGTATTCTTCCCTGTGCGGCGGCTGCGGCGCTTTTCTGTCGCCTTTACCAGTCCCAGTGCCTTCAGTTCCGTCAGCCTGGGCCGGACTTGGTTCGGCTCTGAAAACCCCATGCCAAACATGATCTCCTCCGCCGTATGGGGGCCTTTTTCCCGCAGGTAATTTAGGATTACCTTTCGTCGTGTCGAAGCGTCGCTCTGGATCAGATCGTAGGATTCACGCCTCGTCTCTGCTGTTATGTTCAACCTCGGCTCCCCCTCCCTCTTCCATCAGCTTTTTCTCCAGCCGCTCAATGCGGATATCTTGCGTAAACATCCACACCGCCGTGAATAACATCCATACGGCAATACTCAGCTTTAACATCAACATGCCGCCGCCTCCAAGGCCCCGTGAAGAGCCCATCCCAATGCAACCAGGGCTACACTTAATGCGATCAAGCCAAGCAGTGCTACGAGCTCTTCCCGCCGTTGCTTCTTTTCATTCCGAGTCATATGTATCCTCCTCATACCGAACGCCTATAATCGCGCATACTTCACGGCCTGTAAAGTGTAATTTCTTTGCAAGCTTTCTGAATGTCTGAATGCTAATAGCGTGGTAATTTTTCTTTTTGTAATTGCTGTATGTTGTGGGCGTAACCCCGATCATCTCAGCCAGTGACCGCTGATTCTCAACCATCTGGTCAATCATCCCACGAGAGATCGCCTTACAGAGTGCTTTGTCCTGCTTTTCCTGTTCACTCATGCGTAGTTTTGGCATTTGACTTTCCTCCTTGCCCCTGATATAATCAGGGTATCCTTTTCTTTTGTTTGCCGCCTTCCGGGTCTGCTACACCCGGGGGCGGCGCTTTTTATTCTGTTTCAAAGTCCTTGCAGGGTTGGCACAGCGGCCCTTTGAGCTTGTCCTGCCTGATGCAAAACCCATAGCAGGTCGGCACCCACGCTTGGATGTTTCCCCGGTTCCTCCGGTAGTGCTGCTCGTACCAGATGCAGTTGATGCAAACCCGCTCCCCAGCATCCACTGAAACCCTCTTGGTTCGCTTCGTTGCGCAGTAGTTCTCCACCTTTGCTGTCATGCTCGCTCCTCCTTGCCTTTTTGTTCGTGTCGTGTTATGCTTTATCCAAAGATTTCTTTAAAATCCTTGTAGGACTTTACCCCGATGGCATCAGCGATGCGGATGGCTGTGTCTGCCTTTGGGGTTCTTGTCCCCATTTCGTAGTTCTGATATGCTCGCTCTTGAATCCCGGCCTTTGCCGCAACTTCCACTTGCGTAAGGCCTGCTTTATTGCGCTGTTCTATCAGTTTTATATTTTTCATCACCCACTCGCTTTCCAGATTTAACACACTCATTTGTGCGTGCTATGCTATTATAATAGCACACTCATTTGTGCGTGTCAACCTTTGTTTTTTAGGAGGACACAAATATGAAATACAAAGAACGAATCAAAGAACTTCGTACCAGTAGAGGATTAACACAAAAGCAATTAGCAAAAGAAACGGGGCTAAGTGAGCGAGGGATTCAAAATTACGAATTAGGGGAAAGGGTACCTACCTTACAAGCGGCCATCGCCCTTGCCGACTACTTTGATGTCAGCTTGGATTATTTGGTTGGTAGGTCGGATGTAGCAGAGAGGAGGTGAACTATATGCCATTGCCCTCATTCAGCAGTTTCCTCGACAGCGTAGACAAGGATAAAGTTGACTACGACCTGTCTCAATTCATCCCGGAAGATTTCAAGCATCCCATGTCATGCTTTTCAGCAGAGCAGTTTTCCGTTGTCACTCAACTTAGCATTGCGCTGTCAAAAGTCATGCTTCTTCAGTATCACAACTGGCTCTCTGAAAACCTTCCGCAGCTGCCTGACGAATAACCGTTGCCGGAACCTGTATCCCGCTCTCACAAGAGCCACCAAGATCTTGCGTGAAAACGCTATGCAAGTGTTCAATGTTTACATCGTCCGCAAAAAATCGGATTACGACCTCTGGCCCATCAATACTGTTAAAATTCACGGAATAGGAATTGTACTCTATTTCAACCCCATTCACTAAAGCCCTTCCGTCTTTTTTAACTTCAAAATTCAAGCTTCTTCCCCCCTATCCACCGCCCCATCAGGGGCGGGCTTCTTTTTCTCCGTTGGTCTGCTTCCCGCTTGTCCTATCTCTCTATGCTGTGGTAGAATATGGTCAGAAAGGGGTATTCCTATGGATATTTCAAAAATTGTCCTCACAAAAGAGGAAAGTACGGCGTTCTCTAAGTTTTTGCGTTCAGACCAAGCGGAGCTAACCATAGATGAGTACAAAGTTCTTCTTCACAAAGGGCTGATTAAAGATACCATTGGAGGTTCTTCTGGCTGGTTCGATAATCTTCCGGAAATAGGGGTTTGCAAAATATCCGACCTTGGGAAGGATCTTCGCGCTCTGCAAAGCCAGCGAAAGAAAGAAGCCAGCCAGAGCAGCCGCCGATATTGGATTACCACCATAATTGCCATAATTGCTTTAATAAAGGCGTTTATGCCAGAAATCGCCGCAACAGCGGCATGGCTATCGAAGCTATTAGGGCAACAATAGAAATTCCGAAAGGGAAATATGGATGCTTCTCTGAAAATTCAATAAGCCATTCTTTTAGATGTTCCATTCAATCCTCCCCCCTTATTCACCGCCCAGTTGCACCGCCCACTGTCCCGTGTTAAAATTGAGCCGTGGAAGGGGGTGATTTTGTGAAAAAGCCAAACTTTGAAGATTTCCAGGACTTTCTGGAAGCCCATCAAAAGGAACTGTTCCAGCAGCTCCAGCGAATGGACATTCTCCAGGTAGACAGCCCTCTCACGCAAGAGGGACTGTCTCTGTTGCTCCAAACGGTCCAGGATAATTCCATCAGGTATACACAGGGATATACGCAGCTTTCCCTGTATGCTTATCACACCTGGCTCATGGAGCAGTTAGGTCTGGAAAAGCAAGGTCCCGTTTGACCGCTTCCGAAACCCGGTGCCCATCAACCTCCAGTTTGATTTTCTGCCCCGACAGCGAATCGACGATCGTTGATGCTTCCTGCAAAAGTTCAACAAGCCGGTTCGCTCTTTTGATGGCCTCGTCAATCTCTGTCATGTCGATCTTGCAGGTCAGCTTTACATCTGGCATGGGTGCCACCTCGTTCAACATGTTAAACAGTCTTCCCCGTATAGGTGGGGGGCTTACTACCAGGGGCCTGTTTAGTGTGTTGAGCAAGTAGGTAATCCCACTTGCCACTCTTATAATATGCTCCTGGTGGTAAAATGTCAACCAAGTTTACGAAAGTTTGTGCAGTTTCACATAGTGCTGTATTGTCTCGTGTTGTTTCGTCTCGTACGGTATAGTTTCTCCTGTGTGAGTAATTTAGCAGCTTATCCAATCCTCCGGCGGGTGGGTCACATCATACTGCGCCGCATTTCTACGACTACTCCAATAATCTGCGCATCCCCGGTCTCAAAATCCTTTGCTGGAACAATGCGCGGTTCAAAGTCCGGATTCTCCGGGAGAAGCAGCACATTGTCCCCCTGCCTTTTATATCGTTTCAGGGTAGCCTCATCTCCATTAACACGAGCGGCTACCACCTGACCGTCCTCCGCACACTTCTGGCGGCGGATGAGCACCAGATCGCCGGTATGGATACCGGCGTTTTTCATGCTCTCACCATTAACCCGCAGAAAGAAGTAGTTTTCCTCATCGGAGTATGGGATATCCGCATATCCCTCTATATCTTCAAGCGCAAGAACCGGATACCCGGCCGGGATGAAGCCGATAATGGGGGCCTTATGAGCGGCGGTGTATGGGATGGCGTTGGAAGGGATGGATGGATGGATAGATATTTTCCCGTCAACCTTTCGTATTAGTTCATCCAAATCCAAGCCAATAGCACGAGCCACGGAGCGATAAACCTCGATTGATGGAGACGGCTCATCCCCTCGCTGAGTTTTATTCTTTTCAAGCATTGACACATAGGCTTTACTTATTCCGGCCGATTCAGCGAAACGCTCCATTGAAAGGCCGGAGCTTTTTCTATATTCCGAAATAATATCGCCCAACTTCATTTCATCACCTCACCTCCCCTTTATCTGTTAATCGCATTATACAACATGCTTAACAAAAAATCAAGAATTTTGTTTAACGGGGTTGACAACGATAGGGCAACATGTTAAACTGTGCTTGTAATCGAGAGGGGGTGAAGATGCGTTGGACTTTGCACTGAAAGATATCCGAGAGAAAAGAGGCCTTACCCAAGAGGAACTGGCTGAAAAATCCGGGGTTTCGCGTGTCACAATCTCCCTGATTGAAAGTGGGAAATCCGATTGTGTTAAGACGCAAACACTGACGAAACTTGCAGATGCACTCGGGGAAAAGGTAACATCTCTTTTTTTTGACGGAGCTGAATCCTGGGGCCTTATTCTATTTGAGGTGATATTGTGCGAACAGCTATTTTGGTAGATGGTGGCTTCTATCGGAAAAGGGCTAAATATCTCTGGGGTGAGAAATCAGGGGCAGATCGAGCTAAAGAATTACATAAGCAGCTTCAAGAAATTGCTTATGAAAACCACGAGAATTTGAACAAATAAAACCCCCGCCTCTGACGGTGCGAGCGAACAGAGACGAGGGAAAGGGTGGCGGCGGAAGTGAAAGACCGCCGTCATCAAAAATATATCAGGAAAAAAGGATGATGTAAAGTGAAAATTCCAAAAGCGAGGGTTTTGTCAAATGGCAAATTCTTTATTCAAATGCGTCTCGGAGGTGAAAGTATCACCATATCAGATTGGGATAGAAAAAAATGTGAAAGGAAAGCAGAACTTTTAAAAGCTCAATATCATAATGGACTGGTAGAGCAAAGAAAAGATAAGAAACAACAGGAGCAAAAGACCCTGGGGCAGCTCTGCGACGATTTTATTTCAGATCGAGAAAATATATTGTCCCCGTCTACAATTAGAGGCTATAAAATCATTCGGAAGACCAGATTTAAGGAGCAGATGGAATGGCCTGTTCAAAAAGCGTCAGAAGCTAATTGGACAAAAATTTGTAATTCTGAGGCAGCTTTATGTTCCCCAAAAACGGTTAAAAATGCTTTAGGGTTTCTGCGGACCGTTTTATCTACACAAGGCATCAGAATAGAAGCGCAAACTCCGCAAGTCCCTGTAAACAAGCACCCCTTCCTTGACTATCAGCAAATACTTTTGTTTGTTGATGCTGTCCATGGGACACAGGTCGAAATCCCTGCGCTTTTGGCTTTGCACAGTCTCAGAAGGTCTGAAATATTTGGGTTGAAATGGGAGAATATAGACTTCAAAAAAAGGATTATACAAGTCAAAGGCTCCAGGGTTGTCAATTCTGAAAATAAGTTAACTTCAAAAAAACAAAACAAAAACAGCGCGTCAACCAGATACATACCGATTATGATCGACGAGTTATATGATGCTCTTGAAAGGAATAAAGGGAACGGGAAAGAGTATATTGTGACATGTGATCCTTGCACAATCTATAAACGAGTAAATCGGCTCTGTGAAGAAAATGATCTCCCGAGAGTAGGAGTACATGGGTTGAGGCATAGTTTTGCGTCTTTAGCCTATCATTTAGATATTCCTGAAAAATATACTATGGAACTGGGCGGTTGGAAAGACGATAAGACAATGAAAAAAATTTATACACACATCAGCCAAACAGATGTAGAAAAGAGCCAGAATGCTATAAGCTACTTTTTTAAAAATAGAAATGCCGGGAAAGAAAGCTCTGAAATTTAGTTAGCATTTTTAGTTAGCAAAATGTGTGAAAATTCTTTATATGAACTCCAAGTTTTTTCCATAAAATTCACTTTATTTTATATTCGAAAAGCCCGGAATCCATTGAAAATAAAGGAAAGAACCTCAGAGTCATTGAAACTCCGAGGTTCTTAGTTTGGTGCGGCCAGCGGGAGTCGAACCCGCTATAAGCACCTTAAAAGCATTGATATTAAAGGGCTAAATTTTTAGTTAGCATTTTTAGTTAGCATTTTTAAAGAAATGATAGCATGGGCGGGGGACTTCTCCCGCTCCTGTTGTCTATTTAACCCCACTTAATTTAAAGCATTCTTCACCATGGCCATGACCTCCTCCCGGGTAGCCAGGTCACAGGGGCGCTCCCCGGTGGTAATCCCACGGTCAACGGCTTCCTTCACATGAGTGGTCAAGGTGGCAGGCTGGCTGGCCAACTCTGCCCGATACTGTTCCATATACTGCTTCCAGGTCTCATAGGACATTTCCGTTTCCTCCAGTCCAATGGTATTTACAAGGGCCTCCACGATGCCTCGGGCCACCTGGTCGGCGAACTCCTCCGTCAGGATCACGGGGGTGTCCGTGGTGCTGTCCATAAAACCAAACTCCCCTAAAACTGCAGGCATTCTGGTGTTGCGCAGCACATACAGGTCCTTCTCCGGCATGGGGTCTGACCGGTTGCCTTTCAGCCCTGTAGCGGCCACAGTGGAGCGATACACTGCCTCCTGCAAGACCTTTGATGTCTGGGACGCAGACCGGGCTGTAAAGATCACAATCCCGCCCCCAGAGCCACCCCCGATGCCCGCATTGTGGTGAATGGAGACATAGACATCCGCTCCGGCGTAATTGGCTTGTGTCACCCTGGTCAGCAGCGTGATGTCCTTTTCCCCGGTGGGGTCGTCCACCCGCATAGTCTCACAGTCGTACCCCCCCAGCAGCTTCTGCACCTTACCGGCAATCCGGCTGTTCAGCACCCACTCGCGGGTTTCATTGGGATCAATGGCCTTCAGACAGCGCTTCCCTGCGGTATACCGTCCATGCCCCGCATCGATACAAATTAACATATCATCATCCTCCACGGCTGCAAAAAGCCGCCCTGTCTCTTGACAAAGCGGCCTGGATGGATATAATGAAGATAGAGGGGCGCTGCGACAAGCGGTTAGCCCATTAGCAAAGTAAGAATTTCAAAAAGAAACCGTCACCTGCCGGGGTGGCGGTTTCTGCTTTTCACAATAATCGTCACCGTAAAGGCTCCGATATGTAATGTGATTCGCATGAGCCTCACCCCCTCTCGGGTGGTGTGGCCAACCGCCTGCCGTTGTTGCAGCGCCCTATGCCTATCTTACACAAGCCGCCGCTTCTTGTCAATTCCTGCCGCCCAGTAAGGGCGGCTTTGTTATTCCTTGCCGACCTCCAGCATCTTGTCCCGGTCGGGGTAGGCGTTTACCAGTTCGTCATAGTGATTCTGGATGAATTTCCGGATACCCTCATTGGTCTCCTGCCGCTGGTCTACGGTCAGCTCGTCCCACTGCTTTTTCAGGCCCTCGAAGTCCAGGTTCACGGGGCAATGGTTGTTCTTCCCCTTCATGATGTCGTCCAGGAACATGGGCAGTCCCACATTCAGAATGTCGGTTCCATTGTTCGCCTCGTTGGTCTTGAAGATCTCATAAGTATACTGTTTCAGATTCATTTCTTTTTCTCCTTTCACTTTTCAGCTGTCAGCTGCTTGTACACCTGATTAATGCCGGTAGCCGCCAGGCCGCTCACAATGCCCACTGCTACCGCCGTCAGGATATCTCCTGCCGGGAAATCCGGTACTCCGGTCAGCATCGCCGCGGGGCCAAGAATAGCCCCTACAATGCCGCATACAATGGGAATCCACTTGTTGTCAATGCCGCTGGCCTTGACGATCTGTCCCACCAGGAAGCAGATTACCGTAATTGCTGCCACACTGGCAATGCCCAAAGATGTCAAATCCATTTACTCTCCCTCCTTTCGTTCTAAATCGGAAATCCGATGATTGATGACTTTGATCTGCTCCTCCACCACGGGCATCCGTTTGGCAAAGTTGTTGTGTTCCCGTACCTCACGGGTCAGCTCCTCCAGCTTCGTGTCCGTGATCGCCTGTTGCTTGCTGTTGGCCACCAATACGCCAAGCAGGGTCACGCCGCCCGTGATGAGTGCAACAATAATACTCTCCATTCTAATTCTCGCTTTCTGTGTGGTTTTGGGGTTATACTGCGACTTCTCCCGTGATCTGTTGGTATTCCCCGGATGTAATCACACCATCAGACACTGCCTGTTTCAACCCGTCCTTTGTGACCTTTCCGCGACGATACAGATTCTCCAATGCTTTCGCTCTTACGCTCATATCACATACCTCCATACATGATTTCATAGGCGGCCTCCAGATCGGTGGGCTTGCCCATCTTCACTGTGCAAGCGCCGTCCACATGGACTGTCAGATCTCCCCGGATGCTGAAATCAGAATTGTCAAATTCGGTCTGCTGTGTGGTGTAGGTTGGCTGTCCTTCATCATTCAATACAGGGTTCCCCTTTTCATCCACTACAGGTACAGTCTCCTCATTGACGATGCTCCATGCCGCGCCGTCAGGGAACAGGGCGTTTACAGTGGCAAAGTCACTTTCCATCGTGATCGCCTTACTCTCCCGTCCGTCCCATTCCTTATCTGATACTCTTCCTGCAATACTAGCAGGATACAGGGTATCGTTTACCTTGACATAAATCATATTTGTACCTCCTTTTTAGTTTGCGCCACCGCCACCAACATTTTTCGAAGCATAAGCGCGACCTGCAACAATAGTGTCTCTTCCGTATTGAGTCGTGCTGCTATAATAGATACAGACATTACCAGTAATTACTTTCTCATCGTCTCCTGCACATGTATAAGCGGTGGTATTGTAAGAACTATTTGCCCAGTCATACCAGGTCATACCCTCTTCGGCGTTATATGAAGCTCCGTCGATTGTGAAGGAAATCATCGTTACGGGAGGAATATCACCCCCCCCGATTCCACCTATGTCGTTGAAACCTTCAAGAGATGGGGAGTATTCGAGATGGGCGTAATACGAACTATCATACCGATTTCCACCAACTACCCAGTAGCCGTTGAGATATGCAACACAGTTGGCTTTAACTAAATAATTATTATCAGTAGTTAGCCATAACTCTTGCTCAGTCCATGGACCATCTAGGCTTGTTGCATAGGCAATGTAAGCACCTTCATTGCTGTCTGCGTTGCGTTTATATCCCGCAACCACCCAATGCCCTTTATCGTAAGTAATATCATTTACTCCCGCGCGGCTGTAAAACCCTTCAAACACATTCTTAATAGTCCAAACATTAGCCGCACCTAAACTTGTTGTATAAGCGATTCGACCATAGTAAGCCCCAGAATTGGTAAAGCTACCACCGACAACCCAATAGCCATTTGTATAAGTGACACAACTGAGTTTAACATCACCAATCCCTCCTGAGTTACTCCATAAATCAACAGTAGTCCACCCAATTTGATCTGGGCTGATAGCATAGGCTAAACGAGCGGTAAGGTTATTATATACACCAACCGCCACCCAATTTTTATTGGCGTAGGAAATACCGTTAATTTCGTTTACCGCAGAATTACTCCACAAAGTTGCGTTTGTCCATGTGCTATTAGGACTTGCTATGGTTGTGTAGGAGATATACGCTCTCCGGGTGCTACCAGAACGATATATCCCGCCAGCTACCCAATAACCATTGGCAAAAGTAATGCAGTTGATAGCGTTATCCACATAACTGGTTCCCCATAACCGGTTAACAGTCCAGTTCCCGGATAAGTTGGTACTAAATGCAATTGTGCCATAATAGCTGCCACCACCCTGTTTCCCACCAACTACCCAATATCCGTTTCCGTATGTAATACAGTTGGCAATACTATCATTTCCGGTCCACAAATCTTTAATTGTCCATGTACCGTCAAGGCTGGTCGTGTATGCGATACGGGCGGCCATATTACTTCCTGAAGTGGCGGCGGCAAACTGTCCACAAACTACATAATAACCATTTGCGTAGGTAATGCAGGTTATAGTGTTGTCACCGCTATTACTCCACAAATCCAACGCCGCAGGAGGTAAAAGAAATGATATATCGTATTCTGCTCCACCAATCAGCACTTTCCCGTTATTCACTTTGTAAGATGTGCCGTTTACTAAGGTAACACCGCCTGTGATTTCATGTTCGGTTGCGTTTATGAGCGTTTTATGTGCCATGGTATCCCCTCACTCATAGGTCCATGCAATTTGGCCGTTAACTGTTGGCGTAGTCTCGGAAGCGTTCAAAGAAGTATTACGCACCTTCGCCGTGGTAGGCGCACTGTCTGCGGCAGCTGTGAGCGTGCCTGTCATCGTGCCGCCAGTAATTGGCACGGCCCCCACCTGCGTTGCAGTGTAATCACCGCTCTGTGGGATAACTGCACCTGTTCTGCCATCGAAACTCTTCACCCCAGGCGCATCCTGCGCCACTGCCTCTCCCGATGCGTCGAACCCCACCACCTGCCCCTGAGTTCCGGTGAGCTTGTCCTGCTTTTCATTGGCCAGCGCCTGCGCCAATGACGGCAGGTTGTCGCTGTTTGCGTCCTCCGGCACGGCCACTCCTGTAGCGCTGATGGCAGAGATGGTATTCTGCACATTTCCGCTGATGCGTTCAATTTCGCTTTGAATACTCATGTTCCACCTCTTTTTTCAAATAGCCGCCAACGCATCTTCAATATCGCTGCTCAGGCTTATAGAGCCTCCTGAAGTGTATCCAGCAGGTACCGAATACGAGGTAGTCGTCAGACCGTCAATCGTCCCGGTTACAGTTCCATTATTGGCCATCGTTCCTTCTATCTTCTCGCCGTCTACATAAGCAGTCGCACCGTCAAGAATCTGTGCTGCGGTAGCTGTTGCATCAGAAGAATCTACATACTGGGCAGGGATTGCCTCAACCGTCACAGAGGATAGGAGTTTCCCTTCCGCAGGGCTGATGATCTGTTGAGATGTGGTTGGGGTGGCCGTCTTTGTCTCGGTGGAGATGGATACCGTCCCGCTTCCCGAATGGTATCCCTTGGGAATGGTATAAGATGCTTCTCCCGCTGTGAGCACTTTGGAGACAGCGCCATTGTTGGTCATGGTTCCTGTCGTGACTCTCCCGTCTGAGGTTACAATTACCTTCCCGGTAAGCACATCCCCAGCCGCTGCTGTCACGCTGGATACATCCTGATAGGCCGCCGGGATAGCGGACACTGTTACATCAGACAGGCCGTAAAAGCCGCTGTCCGGGGTGATGGCCTGTTGCTGTTTTGTGGGCGTGACGGACTTGCTCTGGAGCTTATAGTTTCCGCCGCCGGCAACACCGGACACCGTACCAGAGCCGTTATGGTATCCCTTGGGGATGGTGTAGGTATCTCCCTCCTGTACCTCTGCGCTGACAGCACCCTGGTTTACAATGCCGTCCACCGCGGCGGCCAGAGTATCCAGATTTGCGGCAGACTCCGCAAGGCCAAACTCGATCATCTTATTCCGGATGGTATTCCGGTCAGTCTGGATGCGGGAAATTTCGGTTGCAATGCTCATTGTGTATCTCCTTTCAAATCGTCCCCAACAGGATTTCAATATTCCCAACTGTGGAATAGACCGCAGCGGAGGTAATGGGCAGCGTGTTGTCCTGCTCTACATCCTCCGCTGTGTCCACTTCAAGGGTATTCCCGTTCACTTTGAGGCCGTGTCCGATTTCATACCCTATTCCTCCGCTGCCCTCCGGTAACGGTATATCAGATTCCTCATATTCTCCTGTGTTCGGATCATAAATCATCCAGTACCCATTGGGACCTGGCTTCGGCGGATTATTGTTGATCGCAATGATGTTTTGCTCAATCTGTGTAAATTCTGATGGAACTGTGGGCCACTCTGCTGCTCCAGATAAGGATCTCGGTATATACACTTGAATCACATTGGTGTGTCTTACAAGCTCTCCCTTTGTTCCGCGCAACTGCATAATATAGTCGCCAGAAAGAGATAACATATCGTCCGTCAGGACAACTCCTATCCCCTCATTTACCTGGGACAAAGCAATGATATTCAAGTTTTCTCCACACTGCACCATCATCGCCCAATTCCAACCATCCGGAATATCTCCGGAGACATACAAACTCCTTGAAAGATTGTCATATTGCATAGCAATTGGCACACCACAGCTTTTAATCGTCCAGTCCGAAAATGTAATCATGCACCTGTCACCTCCGCCGCTGTCACTGTCCCGCTGTCATCCACGATGAGACGGAATTTCTTATCGCTTCCGCTGGTGGTGGATGGAATCACAAGATTCCCATTCCGTACATCGCCCACCGCCTGGTCGATCTCCTCTCCAGAGTACACGCTGGTGTAGTACCCGCTGGGGTCTCCCTCGGCCAGGGTGTTGACACTCAGTTTAGCTACTTGTTCCTCCAGCATAGCAAGCCGTTGCTCTACAGTCATCAAACCACCACCTTTCTCCCGTGTTTATCCAAGTAATAGTGTTTTTCATAGGTGACAATGGGTCCCGATTCAACAATTTTCGGCAGCGCATAATAAATAATTACACATCCAGATGCGCCGTCTCCTCCGGCTCCACCAGTTCCGCCGTCTCCTCTCGCCGTACTTGTCTGAGTATTTGTAGAGACACCAACTGCATAATTTCCACTACCATATCCGCCTCCAATATTCCCGGCGCCACCTCCGCCATGTCCGCCCTGTCCTCCGGTTCCAAAAGTTGCCCCTATAGATGCGTTAGCAGCATTTGCGCCATTTCCTCCAACGCCGACATGGTATACTCGATATCTTTTCCCATTGATATCGATATCATCATCGTAAAACATTGCGGAGGTTCCATTGTACCCATCCGCTCCATAGGCGCTGCCGCCGCCGCCACCTCCCTGTGAAGTATAGCCGCTTCCGCTTACATTTCCGCCCGGGAGTCCACCCGTTTGTCCGTAAAGAGATTCACCCTGTGCAGGTCCATTGTATGTACCCCCTCCATGCCCCCCTGGGAATCCCGCTTCTCCTTTAGACGCGTATACAACCCCGCTTATTATTTCCAGATATCCACTCTCAGATGTGGATCCGTTGTGGGAGGATAAGTCACCAAATTTGGTTTCTCCTCCATCTGTACCATTGCTTCCTGCTTTTCCGTCTGAATTTGACGCACTCCCTGATGTATTGGATGAACGCGGACCTCCGTTTCCTCCAGTCCCGCCGGCACCGCCATGACCTATAGACACTTGAAATTGCTCTCCAGGGGTCACATTAAATTCCTCAATATATACTCTTCCACCAGAACCCGGAGATCCTGCCTGCCCGCCAGCTGCTCCTATTCCATCGCTATCAACGGGCCCAATAGTGGACCCATCTTTTGCATATCCATAAACAAATGCGCATCCATCCCCCCCTGTTCCACCTTGCCCGCCAGTTCCGCCAGATATAAGGACAACTCGGATTTCTGTCACACCGTCCGGCACTGTCCATGTCCCATTTTGGGAAATGATCTCCACAGTGTTGACAAGGCCGCCCTCCTCGATCTGGATAGGCGTAAACCCGACCAGAAGACTTTCCGTGGCCAGAACCGTGTTTGACAGGTTAATGTCGGAACTCTCCAGACAGGCAGAGACTGCTTCCAGATCGTATGGATGCCATACAGACAGCACATCGCCCGGATTTTCGCCCTGGTATTCCACCGGCGCATTGATGGTCTCAACACACCTATAGTAGTTTGCCACCTGTTCAGCAACAGCCCGGGAATTGACCAGGGAGACCAGTGTAGCATCGGTGACTGTCTTGATATTGGGTTCATTGGCCTGTAGTACATTCTGGGTGATCTGTCGGGTGTTATGGATGTAGGCTCTCCCCTTAAGCGTACCGGAGCCAGCGGATACCTTAGCATAGTTTGCGTTGCTCTCCAAAATAGAAATACCCGTCGCCTGCAAGTCATGCATGGGGCCGTCAAAAGTGATGATATCCCCCTCTTGAGCTGTACCTTCAAATAGGTCAGTCTGTTCCCCACCCTCAATATATTGATGCTCTGTCACAACAACTTGAGTCACCTTAGAGGCATAGTCCACATTCTGGCCTTGACACATCTCGCTTTTAGATATGATTCCGCTGATCCCATCCCATAGGCCCTCAATATGTAAAACACCATCAAGGTCTGTGCGGATAGATGCGCCGATGGCAAACAGCACCTGGGCCAGGTTGTCTCGGGGAGATGCGATGGGTAGCCAACCATACAGGGCAATGTCCCGCAAGTTGGTTTTGACCACATAGGGGACGGTTCCACAGATGGAGGGCAATACCTCCGTCACTGTCTGCCCTGTATAAATACCACCGTAATGCAGCCCCTCAATAAGAAGCCCAATGGCGGAGGTGGCAGAAATGGTGTATATGGTTGGGCCTTCTCGAGTGACAGACTGGACATAGAAGATACCACGCTGCACTCCACGGTTAAAATAAGTCAGAGGTGTGTTTCTCTCAAAGTTCAAAATAGCTTTGTCACTGCACTCCACGGTGGCAGAAAAGGTATTTGCCTCCAGAGAGTCGGACATAAGCGGCATGGCAAGATAAACATTCCCTCTTTTAATATCATGGTCGATAAATGTCCACTTATCGTATACGATCTTATTCCTCTCACTCATGCCGGCTCCCTCTGCGGTGCCTGTGCGGTAAACTGCACCTGTAGACCGCTCCACCGCTTGCGCCCAGCGGCTACGCCGTGGTAGATGTCACCGCCAGAGGTAATCATAGCATTAAATGTGATGGTGCCCTGCCCGTAAGGCAGGGTAATGCTGTGACTATCCACTGGTGCACTGATGGCATCAAAAAAGCTGTCATAGTCCTCCGGATATTGCGGGTCCGGCTCTACTTCCATGGTATAGTCATAGTAGGTCCCATATAAATCTCGTTTGTACAGGCCAGATAACATATAGCTTGCATTTTCTCCATCTTCCAGGCGGAAATTTCGCCCCAGGGTGTCGAATCGGACCCGAAGCCGGTAACTCACCTGGTCCATGACAATGGTCATCATTTGCAGCACCTCCTTTATCGGTTGACCAAGCTTGTCCCCCGGCGGGTAGACTCCTCCGCCAAGGAAAAGCTCAGGTTCCGGGTAAAACCATCGGTAGCCTTGACATAGATCGTGAGGGGACCGGAACTACCGCCCCTCTCAGCGATGGCATCTCCGGTAGCCTGTTTGATTGCAGAATAGGGCGCGACAATCTCGGTCTCATTCCGGTTATCCCCAAGGACCGCCAAAAAGGGGTTGTTTGGCGGGATGATTGCACCAGTGGCCAAGCCAGGAATATCAAAAAACATCGAAGAAGCTGCCGGGAGTGAATAGGTACGCGAAGTCCCACCTCTGTCACCAGATGGAATTTCCATATTGGAAGTATCTTTCCCAATACCGAACAACTCCCTGAACCAGTTAATTACACCGCCAATCTTTTCTCCAAGCCAGTCCAGCATATCTCCAAGCGCACTCACGGCATCCGTAATAAAGTTGATCGCGTCTGCCCCAAACTTTGCCAAATCAGCCAGATATGGCCCAAAAGATTCCATGAACTGGGTCTTGAGATCTGCCACGGCCTGTCCCAAGATTCCCAGGGATTCATCCAGTTCGGCCTGTGCCTGCCTTGATTCCATGATAGCTTCATTATTCTCATAAAAGGTGTCGGCCGCTTCGCTGTATGTATCAGATAGAACAGCCATTAGATATTGCGCCCTGTTTGTTTCGTCACTCATAAGCGCAAGTTGGTTTGATACTTCCTCTTCACTCAACCCAACCCAATTGAGCGCATCAGCTAGGACACCAGTAACTTTTCCAGTCTTGGCCGTCTCATTCGCTGCCTCGATCAGTGATTCTATCGGCAAGGATTCTCCAAATGTGCCATAAATACCAGCTGCAATTTCTGTCCATCTCGCAATATCCTGTTCATTTACCGCAAGCTGGGCCAGCAGCTGAGACGCTTCTGTTGCCTGACCGGTATCCCCTAAAATCTGATAGAAATCTTGATAAGCCTGTCTTGCTAATTCAGTGCTAAATCCAGCAGTCTCAAAAGCTGTATTTAACATCGCTATAGACTGTCTGTATTCTTCTGTCGCTTCATCAAGGTTCCATAAAGTACTTAGCGCATCAAGCCCTATGTCAACCAACATCATCAGGGCATTTCCAGCAAATGTGGCAATTGCTCCACCTGCGATACTAAAACCGCTCTTCATTCCTCCAGCTGAATTTCCGATGCCATCTAAGCTGCCTGATGTATCATCTGCAGTATGTTCAAGGCTGTTAAGGCTCTGTTCAAAATCTTCGAGTTCTCTTTGCGCACTCTTCGATTTTGACTTGGTCAAATCTAACTCTAAATTAAAGTCATCTAATTTACTTTTTTCCAGCGTATCATCCAACTTCCCGGCGGCCTGTTCCAGAACTTCCACACGATTGGATGCCAATTCCGCAGCTTCAGCGAGAAGGCGCTGTTTTTGTGCTAGTAAATTCACATTTGTCGGGTCAAGCTTCAATAAACGCTCAACATCGCGAAGGTCTTTTTGCACGCGGGAGAGGTTAATGTCCGTCTTTTTCAACGCCTTATCCAGCTTAGTCGTATCCCCGCCGATTTCTATGGTAATACCCTTGATTCTGTTCGCCATATGCTATCTCCTTAAAACTGGTCAAAGTCCTCCTGCGTGGGCATCTGGTTATATTCGCATGTGTCGTTGTTCGCCTCGATCATCATGTCTGTCACCATTCCCATGGTAAGCAGTTCCAAATCACGAATTGGAATCCCCAGCTGTGCCGCACGCAAGAGGAATAGAGCCGTGGTCATTTCCCGGTCCGTTGACCTGCTTTTTTTTTAGCATTTACGATAGTGGTGTTGTTCGCCCGCCAAAGATCAAATAGCTGAGGGAACACCACATAGATAGAGAATGTGTCAAATCCATCCAGCCACTCCTCGACGCTTTTTGCTTCCAGATCTGGATTTGCATGTTTTGCCATAAGATAAGAGACATTCTCGAACACTTCCAGCATTTGAGCAGGAATAGGGGCTTCTCCTCGTTCTGCCTTTTTCATAGCATCATGAACCGCTTTCATGTCCTGAATGATATCCCGGCCAAACTTGATCCTGTACAGTCTTGGAATAGCGGCGGTTGCCCGAAATTTGACCGCTTTACCGTCAATTTCAATGACTTTCTCCATTGTCAGCCTCCCACGCCTGGCGTGGCGGGCTGCCATACCGCACTGTACCAACCGTTGTAATTTGTGTCCGGTGTATCCGCAGTAGTCCTGGCCTTGATATTGCCGTTGGACAGTGGGGCGGCAGTGATGGTCATACTCTCTGTGGTCGGCTCCTTGGTATTCGTGGTGGTAGCCCCTGTTACACTGGGCCGTGTGCAGGTACAGTTGTACAGCACATGTCGAGTGGCCTTTTGATCTCCATCAAACTCAAAGAGCAGCGCAAACGCCACAGTCTGGTTGTCCACATTCTCTGTCAGCACCTTTGCCGTTTCATCCAAAGTCTCCTTCAGCACATCTGTACGGAAGGAATCAGGGATCAAGGCAACCTCAAGAGTGCCGCTGTATCCACTGTTGGCCGCTGTCACATAGTAGGCCATGTTATCGGCATAGAAGGTGGAAGTATCCCCCTGCGCGTCCATCGTCAGATTAACCGCACCTGGGATGGCGACCGGGTTCCCGTAGGTTGCGCTCCCGTCCTCTTCCGAGTTAAGAAGTGCATAATGTACATTTTTCAGGCCAAATTTGACCTTGTTCGGAGTATTAGTTGGCATAGTTACACCTCAATTTCATAGATAATTTCATAGCAGCGTTCATCATCCAGATATTCCTCAGACTTTTCCCAACACAGGCCAGCCAAAGCCGCCTCCACCAGCGCCTCGGTCGCCGGGTCCTTCACCTCTATGTAAAGCTCGATCGTGACACGGTTGATAACTTGATACACCCGATCATCTGCATTAAAGTTGTTCGTGTAGGAAAAGAGGTAGCAAAGGAACGGGAGGGGAGGCGCTTTGCCGACCGGGAACGCCCGGTAGGCCACGGGAATCCCAGTTGTCTCTAAAAGGTCTTTGATTTCTTCTAGCGTCATGCACTCATCCCTTTACTTTGAGTTCAATTTTCCGTTGCAGCTTTCGTTCTGCAAACTGTTCTGCTGGTTTTATGTGTGGATAGGCTTTCACCCTTCCTCCACCCACCAGAGCATGTCCGTCTTCTAATAGATGTGCCAAACGATAATGCTTTTTATTGTGAATGCTGATACGGATACTTGACGCGCTTTCAAAGACTGTAGTCTGTCCCCAGCTCTTTTTGTAGTTTCCGAAGTGGACAGGGCTTCGTTTTTTCACCTCCGCCACTGTCTCTTTGACAACTTCTTTGACCGAATCCTTGGCAGCTTCGGTCACTTCGTTGGCGTAGTCCTCCAGTTCCCCCCGGACCGCCTCCAAAAAGTCGCTTACATCTACCCTCACAACACAGCCCTCCCTTGGACTCCTGCTTTTCGCTCCAGGTACAACTCGATTTCGTCCGTGTCCTGTTGTAGATAGGTACGATATACCGCGTATCTCACCCCATGCAGTTCCGCCTCACTCTCCCCACAGTAATTGATAATAGGGGTTACAAAGACAATCTCAGGGTTATATCCGGCGCGGCCGGCGTTGTACCATTCGGCACGGCTGACAGACTGGATAGAGCCATAAACATCCCGCTTGTACTCTGCGGTTCCCACAAAGTCGCCCACGCTGTTCTGCTCTTTCTTGATCAGTACAAGGGACAGAACATCATCCATCAGCCGACCTCGCTTTCTCAGAGAAAAGACGGTTGTTCAGCGCCCACCTCAACATCCGGGGCATACCAACATTTTCTTCGCGCCGGCGACGGTAAAGGTAGGCGGCATACATCTCTACCAACATACCGTCGCCAGCGCTACAGGTTAAATTGATGCCCTCTGTTGTGATGTAGGTCTTGGCCGCCTGGATCGTCTTTGTGAGATATGCGTCCATTTTGTCTGTGGAGATTTGCAGGTCCACTTTGAGCGCCGTTAAAATTTCCTCGTCAACCAAGCCCTACACCCCCCATCAGGAGCCTGCGCCGGTGATGGACAGGCTATATACCCGCGTGGCGTTGCCCTGCTTGACTGTCACAGAGATGGGGTTAACAACAGATGCCGTTAGTGTGACGGTCCCGCCATTGCGCACCTGTTTTCCGTTTGCCACAATGTTCACAAGCGCGGTGGGCTGAGCAGCAGTAGCCTCAATTTTGAGAGAGTTGTTGGTGGCAGTAGCAGAGTAGGTGTAGGTCTCAGGGTCAAAGGAAATGCTCGCACCAGTCATTGCCAAATCGGCCAGCTGGGCATCGTTAGCGGTGTCTGCGGCGAAGTCCATAGCGGTAGTCACAGCGGTGTTGTTGATGTTGATGGCGACAAACGCGCCCGGGGTAATGGGCATTCCGTCGGCTCTCTGTTTTGCACGGAATACGGTGTTGTCCTGGAGGAACTGCACCTCATATGAGCTCTCGATAGTCATACCGCTCCGCTGAGCCAGCAGATACAGGTCTCCATAGCCGCCGATGATGTCTCCATCTGGGATAAACTCCAGAACATCGATATCACCGGTGACGATGGGCAGACTGCCAAACAGATTCGCCACGATGTCGCCGGTGGCGGTAAAGGTAATTAGCTTGCTCTTGAGGGTGGCATAGGTCTTGGAGTTCATAGCCCAGAACATGGTGCCGCGGTTGTACTTGGTGTAGGTCGCACCGGTGGCTTCCATCAGCGCGCTCCAGAACGCAGCGCCGGTCACATCTGCGCCTCCAATCTTGAGGATATTGCTCTCGTGCAGGTCCTCCCAAGCAGGGGCATTAGCCGGGTAGTCGCTGGGGGCGCTCTCCTGTGCCAGACGAGTGACAATGCCCAGCGGCATCCGGGATGCGGAGCCCTTTCCGTACAAAATTGCCTTGTCCATGGCATAGCCAATGCTCTCGGACAACATCTCCACAATCCAGGAGGCCAGATTGATGTCATTATCCTCCAGCAGGGAGTTGCAGATGGGCACATAGCCCGCTACCTTGTAGCCGTCAAGAGTGACTTGATTAAACACAAAATTCAGTTCATTGATCGCCCCGCACATCTCGGTCCAGACAGCTTCGGGAACAGTGCCTGCAATCGTCTGACGGGCCTGTCCGCTGACATTGCGCACCCGCACACGGTTCAGCAGCTTGGAATACCGGAACATGTTCTCCGCGATCAGGTCCAGAAACACTACAGGAATAGTCAGCTCAGCGCCGGTGATGGCGCGGCTCTGGCCCTTCATCCCCCGCAGTTGACCCAGGAAGGTCTTGGTATCATCCTGAGCCAAGATGACATTCCGCTGCTCCAAAGGCAGGGCATCAAAGGCTCGACGGGTCATGGGCAGGGCTCGAATGTTGATAGTCTCCATCTTGGTATCACCTCTCACAATCTCAGTTTTTTTGATTTCAGGCGCGGGGGGCTTCGGCGCATTGCGCTCAATCTCCTCCAGCTCTCCCTCCAGCTTTTCAATATCAGAGGACAGTGTCTGTTTGGCCTCCTCATGGGTGGCCTTCTCGGTCTCATAGGTCTCGATCTCGGCATTGACAACGGCCTCCTGCTCGGCATTGCCAGGCTCAACCTCTGCAATAGCAGCCTCCAACTCTGCCTCACGGGTCTGGAACCCTCCATCCTTCTCTTCCAGTACGGCCAGCTCTGCCTTTTTGGCATCGATAGACCGCCGGAGCATCAGTGCTTTAAGCATTTCGTTTCTCCTTTCAGTTCAAAAAATAAGAGCGTGACCAACTACCAATCAGTAGTCAGCCACGCTCGGCTCCTCCGTCTCAACGCTTAGAGACGGGCTTTTTTATTTCCCGGCGCTTGATTTCGTAAACTTTCACGCCGTCTTTTATTGGGACAATCTCCACCCTTTCACCTCTGGAAAGAATCGCTTCAGCGGCCTTCTTTGCCTCTTCACTTAGCACCATGCAATCTCTCCCGTGCTCGGTGTTTCCATTCCTCAGTCTTTTTTCTTTTGATTTCGTCCAGGTCATTCTTTCGGGCGCACACAGTGGTGTCCTGGTATGCGGGAAATGTACAGGGTGAGATTTCATACAATGGGGAGATTTTAGTGATGGTCCAATGGACGCTGCCATCGTCCCGGTAGTCCGCCTCCTGGGCAGCGATATCAAACCCAAAGGAACAGCCAGTAATGTCCCCCCGCTTGATGCGAGAATAGGCATTCATGGCGTCGCTATCCTCACGGTTGATGCGGATGCGCCCCCAAAGCCCCCGGCTGTCCTGCTTGATCTCCATTGTTCCGGCGGATGTGCGCCCCAGCACCAAATCCGTGTTGTGGTTATACAGAGCCCGCACATCGTCACTGACAGAATCATCAAATGCCCCCGGTGCGATGCTCTCAGTTGCCCCTGGCCAAAGCTCATAGTTGGAGTTGAATACAGCAAAGTAACCCTCGATATAGAGGTCGTTGCCGTCCTCCCGTGTCTCCATGCGGTCAATCGGGATATATCTATGTTCCAACATTATCACCTCCATTCTGTACTAACTTCCCTTGATCTCCCAGTCTATCCTCCGGGATATAATTCTCCAAAGCCAGCAATTCATTCATGTCCTCGTCCGGTGGTAGGTTCAGCCAGTTTCTCCACTCATTGCGTCTCAGCGCCATGCGATCTACCATCTCCGCCCCAGCGCTTACTAATTCTGTGATGGAATAGGAATACAAACTCCAAGAATTGAAACGGAAAAATAGGTCGTGGGAGTCTAAGAGTGTTCTGGTCATTTCCTGCTCAATGCTTCTGGCAAGCGGCATGATGGTGGTATTCACAAAGTTGTTCCACTGGTCTCTGTTGAAGTCGCCAACCCCTAAAACAAATGGTGGGAGGCCAAGCACAGAAGCCACAGTTTTCTTATCAAGAGTTACCATAGCGTCCAAAGCCAGATCTGAAAGAGTCAGTGGCCGGATCTGTTCTATATTGAATTGTTCCGCAGGAATCAGCCAAGGTTCCCCGGCCTCTCCACTCATTGCGTAATCATCCAGCAGCTTCTTTCTCCCTTCCGGATTGGAGAACTCATCTGTTAGAGCATCCACTTTTACAATGATGCTTGGTTTCCATTTACTGGACATGAAACCTTTTTGGGTGGCTGCAGCCTGCTTGAGATTATTGGCCACATCTGCCAGGGATACCCGATATCCTGTCCCCAGCCATGGATATAGACTGTCTGGGTTTAGTACAAAATGGAGGACATTTTTGGGGTCATATTCCTTGCCATCAATGATGATCTTGTAACCCCAGCCTTCCGGAATAAAAGATGCCATCGCCGGCGGAATCGGATTTAGGTCCTGTAATCTGCCTGCCTTGGTGTAAGGATATACCACGGCGTTTCCGTTGCCCTCAAGATATAGTGTTCGGACAATCCAGTGCATGAATTGCTCCCGTGTGGTATAGCTATTTGGGTCAATATCGATTTTTCTGGCCAACCATCCCAGTGAGTCCACATCTGAGTCCACTGGTCTGATCCGTACATCTCCGCTTGGCTCATTGCGCATTAGATGGACAGTCATAGAGCCAATCAGTCGGGCTATGGTATCCACTCCAGCGGCGATTTCCGGATTGTGCGCCAGTGAGGTATAGCCCTGACAGGTCAGCGTATCAAACGCTTCGCCGGAGCACATCCATGCGGTGCTCCTTTTCTGCGCGGGTTCAGCCCTCGCCCGCTGTTTGCTTCTTCGCTTATTCGCCAAACCAATCCCTCGCTTTCTTTGACCGCTCCATATTGTCCAGATATCGTATACAGGCAAACACAGATGCGTCAAATAGGTCTATGCGGTGCTCCGATTGCACTTTATCGTATTGAATTGCATCATCTGTTTTTTCTACTGCAGAAACATTTTCCACACAGTACTCATACGCCTCGGAATGGAGGTAGTATAAGCGCCCATCTTTCGCAGCTACCTCTAAGTGCCTGAATCCCTCCGACTTCCGGTAATAATACTGTGGCTGGTCAATGATCTTAAATCCTGCCTGTTTCATGCCAAGGAAATATTCTCTGCAGAACTTCCGATCGTGACCTACTTGGCGGATTTTAAATCCTTTTTTCCTCATTTCCACAAACCAGTTAACTACATCGGAGTGGTTGACGGTCGGACTGTTGCACAGAGTCAGCCAGCCGTCCTCTGCCCATCCGAAAAGAGGGATGTTGTCTTGATCAGCTTTGATATGGGCTGCTACCACAGGGAAAAAGGCGTGGGTAATGACGATGTCGGCGCCCTTGTAGTGACCGAACAGTGCCGCTGCCGTCAGGTCGTGGAGCTTTGACAGATCGGCCCCCCCATACCAATCAATGGGCAGCTTTGACAGTTGGTCGAGCGTCCAATCATATTGCGCATCAGACTTGCGGAACTCGTCAATATCAAAATAGGCCTTCATGGCGTTAGTGTAGACATTCAAACTTTTCGCGAAAAAGTCCTTTCGCTGTTGTGGATCGTTCTGGGCTTGCAGGGAATCATTGAGAATCTCTTCCGGCCGGATGGTTACGCCATAATTGGGGTTTGCCATCTCTTGGATTTTGGGGTCAGTGAAATTCACCGAGCCGTCTTTCACTCCTTCCGGCGCACAACACATGAAGATGAAATACTGCTCGTCCTTAACGGTTCCGTCCAACACCTTGCGGCAGTATTTAAGCCGCTGCCCTAAGAACGCCTGCTCATTGTCTCCAGCCGTAGAAATGCCGATCAGCAGTTTGTTTGTATATGCCTTCATGGCTTCCTTAAACAGATTGTACTGCTTCGGTTGCTTAAAGGCGTGTATCTCGTCACAGATAGCACAGGATGCATTGAGTGAGTCTTGCGCGTCTGGATTAGATGCCAGAGCACGGATAAAAAACGACCCATCCCCTAAGTCAGCCTCCATGCTGTGCTCATTGTTGTTGTCAATGATATGTACATGCCCACCGTCTTTTTGGTTTTCTCCCATGCGCACTACATTGTACTTCAAAAAGTTAAAACTCTCCAAGGACTGCATCAACGCGGCAGAGGCAATGTACATTTTTGAACCTGACTTTCGATACCACAAAGATAGAGCCCATGCCAAAGAAGCAGCAAATCCCGTCTTTCCGTTCTTTCTGGGTATGTATATCAATGCTTCGTGAAATCGAACGATGTCAGTTCCGGCCATCTTGAATCCCATCAGGTTGTATATGATGAATTTTTGCCAAGGCTCCAGCAGAAATGGAGACCCTCTCAGCGGTGTCCCGTCCAGCTTTTCTCCCTGCTGGTGTCTCAAGGTATTCTCAATAATACCAATGCAAAACTCCGGTGCCTTTGGGTCCATCTCATAGGCCGGGTTCTCCAGATCAAGAAAAAATCTTTCAATCGCCTGTTTCAGTTCATCACAAGCAATCTTTCGTCTGTCCCGTATACTTTCGGCGTACTCCAGCACTGCGGACCAGTTCTTAGCTTTTGAGAGCTTGGAGCGCGGCGGCAAGTTCGCTCACCTTTTCCTTTTTGGGGCTGTCCCCCGTCATTTTTTTATAGCTGCTTGGTGTTAACCCTAACTCCCGCCAGTACGCCAAAGCGGATTTGTTGAGATCATCCCACAGCACAAGCAATGGATTTTTTGTCATGTTGGTTGCCCCGCCTTTGTTCGTGTACTCCCTTACAGGCTGGCTTCCTTCATCCTGATACTTTTTGTAAACCATATCCCGCTGCTCCAAAACATCAGCAAGCGTGGAAATTACCGAATCATACGCTTTTTCTGTCTGTCCCAGTTCAGAGAGCTGCTTTTTGATTAAGCTTTTCCACTGTTTTGCCGTCATATCATGTCCCTTTCGTCAAAATCTGCCTCAGAGTTGGAAAAAGTTCGTTGTCGTAAAACTCGTTGGTTCGGATATCCACAAGCATCGTGCACTTATCC